AGGTCAGGACATCAATCAGCGAGCTTGGCCGAAGTCTGACAGCGACAGCGGCGGCAGCTGCTGACCTCGACCTTTATTTATACACAGGCCCCAAAGATGGAATTACGCGACCATTCTGCCGAGCGTTGATAGGCTTAGTGGTGGATGAAACACAGATGTCTAAGCTCAACAATGGCCAAGGCAAAAGTGTTAAGATCTCATGTGGTGGGTATAATTGCAGACACTCTTGGTCACCAGTCACAGACTCATTTGTTGAAGCGGCAGACCTCGAAAGAGCCAAGCCATCTGATATATCTAAAGCTAATAAGGGGGCGAAGAGATGAGAAAAGCAGTCAAGGGTCAGGCACACAGTTTCTATTGGAATCCGTCTAGACCTTACACAGGAACCCCCACACTCACCCTTAAACTCAGCTCAGGAGATGTCACTGAACTATTCACTCAATCAAGAGCTGATGTAACTGTTAGCGCAATAGCCAACGACAGACGAACGCTTACTCTCTCGTCTAATGCTGGCACTACGTTAGAGCGAGATGAACAACGAGGGTTTTTAACGACATCAAGAGACACATACTATGCTGTCTCAGTTTCTCGTTTGGGTGGCACTGAAGCAATCTTAGCTGAGCCTTTACCAAGGAATATTGACCTTACTTCGAGCGCAACGTTGAAACTACCTCTGAGCTATGTAGATTTGTCAGTAGTTCAGATGAGCACGGCGGGAACCTATCCCTACACCATCAATTATGCTGATGAGGTGGGTCAGGAGCGAGTTGAGACAGGTCTACTTAAGGTCACCCCGAGACCTTTTGACACTGGCCTAGATCATGATGAGCTTGTGGGAATGTTTGCAAATCTAGCAGATATGGTCCCACGTCGTCAGAGTGATTTTGAACCTCAGATCAAGGCTTCACTCGAAGACATTATCTTAGCTATACGTGACCATGTAATACCTGATGATGTTACAGAAGATGAAGTGTTTAATCAGCAGAGCTTCAAGCGCGCTCATGCGTATTGTACAGCGGCTCTTATCTTCGAGATGCAACTACAACTAGACGCGGCTGAGGCTATGAGAGAGCGCTGTAAAGAGCTTCTTGATATAGCTTTAAGATCAGTCACTCTTGATCTAGATGGAGATGGGCTTGTAGATGATGGAGAAGAAAACCTCAGACGCTCCGGTGGGTCTGCTCGTGACTTTCGCGCATCTTGGAAGACGTATAGCAAAACAGACTATGATAAGCGCTTTACTCCAGTTCGCGCCATGAGGCATTGATATGCCATCTCGAGTAAAACTTAATATCCCGAAGTCTCTATGGACTTCAAAAAACACACTGAGATTAGCTCAAGATGTTTTAGCATCTATCAAACTTCGGACTTCAAAGGGTTTAGACGCAAATGGTAAGAGGTTTAAGGCATACTCGACTAACCCTCTTTATGTGTCTAAGCGTGGCGCTCGACTAAAGCCCAAAGGTGGTCAACCAACTCCAAGCGGTGAGAGTGTATACTATGAGGGTGGTTACCAGCAGTACAAACATGAGAGCAGAAGACGAGGAAGTTCCTCTGACAGTGCTGATGTTGACCTAGTTCTGTCAGGTAACATGATGAATAATCTAGTAGTCAAAGAGGCAACTAAGGACCGCTTTGTAATAGGCTTAACTGAGAACGCTCTTTACGGCTACAGGGTTAATCAAACTAGAGAGTTTCTAGGATTATCCCCTTCTGATGTTGATGTATTACTAAAGGCCGCTGAAGCTGAGTTAAGTAAAAGACTAGGGGGTAAGTGATGAGCCAAGGCATATTTAAGGCGCTTGAGTATCTCGAGAATCAGATAGAGAGTATCACTCCTAAGAGTGACATCTCACACACCTTTGTTTGTCATAACAGAGCAAATGGAATGCTCCCACCTCTCGAGCAGAGACGCTCATCTAATCGGTATTTCGAACTAGAGCTAGAGTCATTACCTGAGGACGATGGGGCGGCAGGTCTCAGCGGCAGAAGGCGCGCTCTCTGTGTCTGTCGAGTACGTTATGACATACCCAATGATTTAGCGTATCGTCAGAGAATGATGGCTGAGGATGCTGAGTTTATTCTCACTAAGCTTAAAGGGCCTGATTATTCTTTGTCTACTACAGGGATAGTCTCAGTCATTCCTGAGCCGCCCCTACTAGACCCCGTTGAGATCGATAATAATATCGCTCATATTCTCAGCGTCCCATTCACACTACTCTATTTGGAGGCTTGATCATGGCTGTAACTCATAGGTCATTATCCGTAGCAGTTGAGAGTTCTTTTGGTTCTCTCAGTGCATCCACTGGTCTACCTGATAACTCAGGTTTAACTTTCGTTTCTATCCCTTGCGAGCGTGACCCCATCTTGGTAGCTGGTGAGCCTGTATTCTCAGAGCGTAATGATGCGAGAGATGGTAATTACTCAATCCCATCAGAGCCTGATACAGTGTACTCAGGCGGGTCTCGTGTACGTCGTCGCACTGGTCAGATTACGGTAAGAGTTGATCTTACTACTATAGGTACTTCAGCAGATACTTACGCGGCTAACTATCTAGGTTACCTCTTAGGCGGCGGCCTTAAAACTAAACTTCCATCCATCACAAGCGACAGCGTAACAGCAGTTGACGCTAACACTTACACACCCACCAGCGCACCAGCTGAGGCTGATATTGGGACGCTTGTAAGCTCGACTATTAATGGACGAGCAGAATACTCAGCCATTACTGACAATGCAGACGCAAGCTCAGACGTAACAATCTCACCAGCGTTCTCAGGCAGCTCCTATACTACCGTTCGTAATATGCAGACTTGGTATGTGCCAGGGCGAACAGCGACAGGCTCACGTGAGCACTCTTTAGCTTTTCGTATTGATGGGGTGAGCTTTCGCTCTTTCGCTTATGGTTGCGTCTTGGAAAGTCTGAGCATTACGCTCGATAATGGCCGCCTCATGGCTGATCTCGTTTATCAATCCGCTCTAATTCAAGATGACCATGGTAACGCGGTAGGCCCTATTGAACCCGTCTACAACTCAGGAGCGGCTCAGCTTTTCCGTGGTGCTTATGTCGTTGCATCATCGACCTCACCCACTAGCCTCACCAACGCGACTACAGGCGATAAATTAGCGCGTACAGCTCTACAAGCTGAAGACTTCAGCTTAACACTCACTAACACCCTGACACCATTAGGACACTCAAACGATATCTTAGCTATGTCTGATATGGATATCACAGATGTAACAGTTGAATTAAGTCTCACCCTCTCTTCACCTGCTTCACTTGTAGCTGATGACTTTTTTAATCGAACTGTGCGACAGATCTTAGTAGGGACGGGTCCTCAGGGTGATGGGCTTGGGTGCGCTATTATGTTACCAGCTGCCATGCTGACAGTTGACCCATCTGCATTTGATGTGTCAGGTAATGATATAGTTCGACAGCAACTGACATATTCACAGTCTCGTTTTGGTGGAGATGTCGTTGAGACTAATGCAGGCAACTCACCCTTCAGATTAGGACTAGGTATTTAAAATGGCTTTATCATTCCTCACGTCATCAGAGCAGACTATAGATGTTATCACGACAGTTGACCCAGCCGTTGAAGCATCACCTGATCAAGTGGCCGTCTACTTAGAGACAGGAGATCAGAGTAAGCTCAATATCGTGGGGAATGATGCCACACGCTTTACCCTCAAAGCTCTTTCACCAGTTGAGCGTGAGGAAGCTGAGTGTAGAGCTGGCGCTCTTACTCGCTCAGAACTTGGCCGCCTTCTATGGTCTGAAGCTCCTGATGATGCACAAGAAAAAGCTCGATGGCACCATGCTTTAACCTCTGAAGACAGAGAGGCAATGAGCGATTATCAGCAGTATCTCAACCGTGTGTATATCGAGATGATTAGAAGCTCTCTAGTCTCAATCGATGGTGAGCAGGGTAATGTTGAGATGATACAGCAGATCAGGCCGGAGTCTCATCGAGTACAAGTAATCTCTGAGCTAGTTCTACATATTCAGAGAATCAGCCTCTTAGGCATTGAGGGAAAATAGCCCTTGCGGCTTCTGTGTGGCTAGGCCAAAACAGAGGTCGCGCTTGGAGCTGTGACCAATGCAAACATAACCCCCAACTACGTAAACAACGTGGTAATTGTGGGGGACGTTTCGAGGATGGTCTACCTTTAGCTCAACGAGATAATCACGGTCTATGGGTGCCAGGCTACAGAATAGCGCCGGATTGTGGCGAGGATTTCAGCGATTATCAAATCAGGTCTTGCCCTGTAGCAGGAGCCAACAAGATGGCCCCAATTATTCGAGCGTATCAGCGACATAGAGCGGGGCTATACTCGATTAAAGACCAGTACCCCAATCCCTCTTGTGCTCTACTAGAAGCTGTAGACGTGCTACATTCAAACACAGAACAAGCGAGCATAAGAGCGCATGAGAAGATGATACAGGAGTCTAAGCATGGCTAACACCCTAGATATCGAAGTAGAATTAAAGGGAGCTGATAAAGCTCAAAAAGGTCTTAAGAGCGTTGGTGATACCGCTGGTAACGTGGCCCAAAGGTTTGATAAGGCCAATACACACCTTGGAGAGGGTATAAGCTCACTCACTGATAATGTAAGTGAGTTGGGTGGCTCATTTAAAGAACTAGGTTCTAGCATCTCTACTGTTGGCTCTGTCGGTGCTAAAGGTCTACTCGGTTTAGTGCCTGCTATTGGTGGTGTCGTCATGGCAGGCATGGCGCTGTATGACACATTCAAAAATATAACAGGAGCAGCGCAAGAAGCAGAGGACGCTCAGGAAGCTATGGCAGCGGCAGCTGGTGACCTGCAAAGTAAATTGGAGGAACTAGCCGAAAAAGGTGTAGTGCCTACATCAAAAGCTTTGAGAGAGTACGCATCCGCTAATTTCAAAGCTCAAATCGCTAAAGAGCGTGTGCAGATGGCAGGCGAAAAACTCACCAAAGTATTAGGAGAAGAGGAACAAGCGCAACAAAGGCTTAATGAGGCTACATTACGCTTTAAATC